CCCGATATGTTCCTCCGGCTGATCCAAGGCCCGTGTACAGGTCCTTTGAGACGATAGGCTTGAAGCCTCCGTCTGCATCGATGACCTCAGTATACGCCGTAAATGATGCATTCAGGGCCGTCAAGGACTCGGAATGGGTGCCAGAGGCCGAGGTCTGCCCATCATAGATCAGGGCCTCCTCAAACTTCTCGGCATCGGCGATGACCTCAGCCCCGTAACGGCTGTAGTACCGCCAATATGCCCATGGAGAATTGCGTCCCATCAGCGGTCTCCCTTGGTTCGGTTTTCCTTGCGCGACACCACGCGAAGGTTCCTCCGGTGGTTGGTACCGCCCTTGCTGATGGGGCGGACATGATCGACTTCCTTGCCGTCACCCTTGCGGGCCCCGCCGTCCTTGATCGCAAGGCGGCGGGCGGCGTTGCGCTGAGCCCGGTTGCGGATCTGGCTCGGCTTGCCGTGGTACTCGCGGTATTCCTTAGCGTAATCTCGTGGTTTAGCCATGAAGATTCACCTTGGTTACCTTCCTTACTTGTCTTTTTTGATCTAAGATCAACTCTAGAGTTTACTCCAGAGGTTCCTTAGAGTTAGCCATCCTACATCCATGTCGGGGATCTCGTGGAATACCCCACAACATTCTTGAGAAATTTCTTCAATTCTTTGTCCAAGACGGCCGTCTTCCTGACTGCCATCTTCTTGTCGGCATCCTGAGCCATCTTCTCGGACCAATACCCAACCCCCATTGCCAGCGCGTCGAGCCGGTCATCGTGGGCCAAGGCCCCTCTGGCGCGGGTCACCCGGCTGAGTTGGTACATCAGTTGGTACTGGAGGGCCTTCTCGGGGGGCATATCCCGGGTCGAGGCCATGTCGTGTCGGATGACTCCGGTGTCGATAACCAGACGGTGCTGGTTCAGCACGGGCTCAAGCGTATCGATAATGCGGCGTTCCTTCTGGATCGAGTGCTTTACTTCCTCGATCATGCAGGGATGCGCCTTTGCCAAGACCGGCTTCAGCAGTTCGGTGAACATACCGTCGCCGAAGTTGGCCTCAACGATGATGTGGTTCACCTTCTGCCGCTTCGCGATCTCCGCCAGCAGGCCCAAGGTCTGCGGGGAGTACCCGCCGGGGATGCCACCTGCGGCCGTCACATACAACGTCCCGTTGAGCATCTTTACAACCGCGTAGGCCGTCTCGTCCGCGCCTCTGCCGCTCGGGTCGATGGCCATGACGCTGCCGTTGTACGCGATCCAGTCCCCCACGATTGACATGGGCCGGTGGTACCGGTCCCCGTTGAATCCCACGCAACTGAGTTCCTTGTGTGCTAGATCGGTCATGGCTCCCCAAACGATCTTCTCGGGGGCCAGTTCAGGGTTGCAGTCCATCACCACCAGATCGTTGATCTTGAGCGGGAACCGGTCGGCATCGCTCAGGGAGGTATCCAGCATGAACTGGAGGGCGAACCCGGAGCGGCCCCACGACAGTTCACGTTCGATCAGTTCATCCTCATCGAATCGGTCAGGATCGGTCGGCTTTCCCGCAGGGGTATCCCTCAGGCTCGGCGCGAGCCGGTCGCCATAGGCCACCTTCTGCTTCTCGTCGGGGCCCCGGGCAGGCCACACCCGGATCTCGTAGCCGCGGTCCGGCAGCAGGTTGTAGATCGAGTTCTCGGACTGCGGGGTTCCCAAGTAGATGATGCGGCCTCCCGGCTTGATGACCGCGTCGAACTCCTTGATGGTCTCCGCCAGTTTCTCGCGCATCACCTGCGTCATCGAGTTATTGGTCACCTCGATGTCGTCGGCGATAATCAGGTCTGCGCGGGAGCCCGTGATCTGGCTCGTGATGCCCTTGGAGGTCACCGAGGGGGCGTGCTGCGCCGGTGCCGGGCCGACATCGAAGGAGACCTTGGAGTAACGCTGGTTCTCCTTGGGCCTGAGATGGGCCAGCACCGGCATATCCTCGATGAGCCGGAGCGTGAAGGTGCTGAAGTCGTCAGCCCGTTGCTTAGACGCGCTGACGACCAAGATGTTCTTCGTGGGGTCCAACAGCAGTTGGTGGCACACGAAGGCCGATGTCACATACGACTTGCCCACGCCGCGGAATGCTTCGACTACGCACCGGCGCGGGCCGGATTGCAGGTACCGGGCAATGTCGTACTGCATCGGGGTCGGCTTGGGAAGCCCTAGGTGCTTCCAAGCCATGTGCAGAAAGTTGCGGAAGTCCTTGAGCCGGGGGTCAAGTTCCATACTTCGGTTCGTCCTCTGCGGGGTCGAACGGCAGGGCCTCGTGCAACTTCAGGATCGGCTGGCCGTCCTTGGCCGCAGCGTCGATGCCATTGTCCTTGAGGAACTGCCGAGCAACCCCTAGGTCCGCCGCGGTGGCCTCCCCCGACCGGATCTTGTCCAGCAGGCTGGAGACCAGCGCGGAGTGCAGGTCTTCAAGGAGTTTCTTGTCGGCACTCATGGTTAGTCCGCCATCCAGATATCGACAACGGCGTTCGCAACACCGGCGGTGACGCTTGCGCGCATCTCGGGGAAGAGCGGAATGGTGAAATACCCGCCTGCGGTCGTCGTGGAGGTGTCTCCGGCGGCATTCAGGATGATATTGATCCACGGAGCCTCAGGTGAGGCGCGCCCCTGAATCCGAACGGTAGGAGAGTTTGTCGTTGACACCTGAACGACCCCGTCCTCATCGAACTTGGCGGTGATCGGGAATGCCGTGCCGTTGACAGTCGTGGAAGCGGGGACGGTTTGGCCAAAGATTTTAGTAGTTTTCATGGTTTCCTCAGTCGATGACCCAAGCCCGGAAGGTCGTTGTGGTTATGCAAGACGCAACGATTCGCATTTCAGGCATAAGCGGCAGTACATAATAATTGCTTGCCGCGGCAGCCGTTGATCCGTTTCCGAGATCCATGGTTACCCAAGGAGCAGTTGGGCTGAGCCGTCCCTGAATGACAAGCGATGTCCCTTCAACTAGTGGATCTGTGATGATCTCAACCTGAACGATCCCGTCTTTGTTGAATTTGGTTGTCGGGGAGAACGTGTCCGGAGAGGAAGGGGCAACAACTTGCCCAATTCCCGTGACATCAATGAGTTTGGTTACGCGCATTATTGGCCTTTTAGAACGAGGTTGGCGAGCAACGAAACGCATCCACCAACTATTGCAGATGCGCCCATCATGAACGATTTGGATGATTCCAAGTGTCTGATGCGCTCGTCGTGTGTTCTCAGTTGCTCTTCCTGAGATTTCTGGAGAGCGAGGAGCGAATCGACCTTGCCTTCAAGACGGCCCAAGGCCAAGAACAGATTTTCGTCGTGGGTGGTCATGGCTCAGGTCATCCGGATGAGGGTCATGGCGATTCGGGCGTAGGTACCCTCACGAACGCCATTGACGATTGTCGCACCCACAGCCGGGCCGATGCCTCCGGTAACCGCGGTTGCCTGACCAAGCCCGTCCGTGTGGCTTCCAGTTGTCCAATAAGTAGGACTTCCGCCCTCGTCACGCCAGAACTTGAAGTCCGCCCCGGCAGCCACCGTATACAAACCATCTGAATAAGCCACGCTGCTGGTGAACGGATTTTGAGCGGCAAACTCGTTGTACTTGTTGGGAGATTTCCACGGAGTTTCCCACGAGTTTGGGGCCTGAGGATTCAGCCCGGGCCATGGAGATTTGTTACCAACCCAATCGAAATACGCCTGATAAATCCTAATACGAATCGCGGCACCGGTAGAGTTGTACACGCTGAACCAATGAGGTCCGGTGGCAGTCCCGTTGAACGGTCCGACAATTCCGTCAACAACGCACAACCGCCTGACGGGAAGAACACTCAAGTTCAGTCTCAGTTGGGAGGTGTTTCCGCCTGTTGCAAGGTTTGTAACGATGTTACTGGTGTTGCTGTACGACCCTGAGGAATAGGTGCTTGTGTACACCTGAGGATCGGGATTCAAGAAGGTGATGTCGCAATAGTTCTTGGTCGCCGCATCCTGAGCATCTGTGGGATTCAGGACATTGATGATCTTCTGGCTGTTCATCGACACGGAACCAGTTGGCACCCGGATCTCGTTCAACCGAGGAACATCATCAGCCACTAGCGCACGGAGGGTAACGAATCCAGCAGAGCCATTAGGGGTAGCAAACACAAGGTTTGCCCCACCTGAGATTGACCCAAAAGCCGCAGCATCGACATACCCCTTGGTGGCCGCATCGGTGGATACGGTTGGGGTAGCCAAGTTGGTGATCTTCTTGTTGACCGCGTCCCAATGGGTGAGGTTGCTGTTCAGCCGAAGGCAGAACTCCTTGGCCTCGTCAAGCCCCTCCTGAACGAGATACAGCAACTGGAGAGCCGAGTTGTCCAGATCCGAAGCGGTCAGGATCGATCCGTCATCGAAGTCAACCTCGCGGTCCGCCTTGAGGGCCGCCGTGAACCGGCGAATCAGGACCACATCACCAGCCGTGCGGCCAGAGATGAACTGGATGTTGGACGTGACCGTGTTGATCGTGTACACGCCGGAAGTGGACTGGAGAGTCCCATTGACGTACACCCGAAGATCGGCTGTGGTGACGAAGCCGTCGATCTGCGAGAACGAGAAGTTCTGCTGACCTGCGGTTGCCGTATGGAGTTGGAACGAGTATGGCATTGTTTACCTGTTGATGAGGTCGAAGAGTTCCTGCGCGCTCCGGCCCATACGCAGGGCCTTCTTGTTGGCGAAGTCAAGGCGGTCGGCCCGAAGCAGTTCGGGGGACTCCTTGAGCAACTGGTCGTAGGCCGCTGCCCGATAATCCGAGATGATCCCGCGTAGGACGCGTACACGCGGGGAGTCGTACTCCTGCGTGGTCGCAGGGCTGAGTTTCTGGTAGTCGCGGGACTTGATCGTGGTGGCGAGGGCCTGACGCATGGTCTTGCCCTTGACGCGAACCGAGCCATGCAGTTCCAGCCACCGGTCGTAGGCCTGCTGGCCACGAGCCGTCTTGAACTGCGTCAGGTCCAGCGCACCCTTCATGGCCTTGGGCGGCGTGAAGCCGTGCCCGAGTAGCCCGAACTCCTGAAGGATCAAGTCGTCCGTGACCTGCGTGTACAGGACGGGGCTGAAGATGTCGGGCCCGAGGGCCTTAGGCTTCTCCATGACCTCCCCGAGGATGTTCCGCTGCGGGGTGACCTCCTCGGCAAGGAACGGGATCTTGGAGTAGATTGCATCGATCATGCTCCGGGCATCCCTCAGGACGGGATCGTCCGCGATCGTGGACTTGGACTGATCGAGGGCCGCGCTGAACGGAACCAGACCAGAGACATACTGATTGACCAGCGTCGATCCGAACTGCTCCGGATTGGAGATGGCGTTGGTGACATTGGTCACGCCAGTCAGGTAGGTCTTGTTGGTGATGTTGCGGGCCAGCGCGAGGACGATCGTGTAGATCGTGCTGGACATGGCATCCATGTGCCGCTCGTCCGCGTACTTCAGTCCCTCGGCCGTGTCAGCCACGAGGCCGATGATGGACGCGAACGGGTCCTCGCGCTTGTACGAGAAGTACTTGTCTCCCACCTTGATGGAGTACGGCTGCCAGCCCGCCTGCATCAGGGTGTCGCGCTCGCCCTTGTTCTTCGGACCGCCACCCGTGATCTTCCCGGACAGGGCCGCCGTGGCCACGACCGAGGTGACCGCGAAGGAGAACGCGAGTCGGCCCGCGGCATCGGCCCGGATGGCCGCGTCCGCGTGGTTGAGTTCGCGGTTGAAGTCGCGGAAGGCCTTGGGGGCATCCGCATACGCGGTCTTGAAGATGCTGCGGTCGAGGGTGAAGTTCAGCAGGTTGGTGGGGGTGCGGATGAACGGGAGCAGGAACCGGATGGCCGGATGCTCGTTGGCCACCTGCTGCATACGGGACGCGAGGCGGGTGGTAATCATCGCGTTGGGATCGTTCGTCAGCGGGGTGCTGAAGGTAGCGGCCCGGGCGTTGTCGAGTGCCCGGTTGCTCATCACCCCGAGGCGGGAGTCCCAATTCTTCTGCTTGCCCATGTACTTACCGACGAACTCACCCCTCTCCGTGGCGGCGATCGTTCCGGCAGCGATGGCCTCGTCGGCAGCCTTATAGGCACGCTGCAAGACCACCTCGCGGGCATACATCTGGCCGTCCTGAATGGACCGGTTGAAGGTCTCGTTGGCGTACCGGGAGGCCGCCGTGGTGTCGCCCTTGAACTTCTGGAGGCCGTCCACATACAGTTCGCTCAGGAACGATGCCCGGTAGTTCAACTGCTTGAAGAACTCGTCCTCGGCGGTCAGGAACCGGGTGGGCAGGTTCATGACCGTGCCGACCCAGTTGGCGGCCTGCCCGAAGATGCTGTCCTCGGACATTCCTAGGCCCTTGGCGGAGATCGCCCGGGCGTTGCCGGTCTCCCGCGTGGCGATGGTGTCCAGCACATTGGAGTCCATCTTGAGGGCAACCCCGGCCATCTTGACGGCATCGTGGGCCTGCTGGAGCAGGAACGAGTACTGCTTGATGGTCACCCCCACGGTCTTCATGTCTCCGCGGATGGTCGCCCCGAGCATTCGCTCAAACGGCAGGTACAGGGTGGTCAACAGGTTGGCCGAGTTATTGACCGCATGGGTGACCGGTCCCGACAGGATGTTGTTCATCCAGAACTCAACCAGAGCCGACATCCACTTCTGCTGGCCACGGGCCATGCGCAGGACGGCCTCGTCGCCGCCACCGGCTGCCGCAGCGAGGTACCGGTTCATGGAGGTCCGGACGGCATCCGCGCCACCGGCCTGATCGATGAGCCGGGTCATGATCTCGTCCATGGCCTCGGGGGTCAGTCCGGAGGGGGCCGTAGGAACGGTCACAGGGGCTTCAGGAGCGGTCGGGAGCGTTCCCGGGACCGCAGAGGTGGGGACAGCGTCCGGCGGCTCCACGGGCATCCTAGGGGCTTCCGTGGGGATCGCGCCCGGGGCCGTGGGGGCTTCCGTGGGGATCGTGCCCGGGGAGGGTACAGCAGAGCCCGGGGGTGGTACCGCTGCTCCGGGGCTGATGGCCTCCCCGGGCTTGAACGAGGGCAGGAAGGTGAACGACTTCTCCGGGGTGGGGACATACCGGAGAGCCCCGAGGCTGCGGGCAACCTCACGGGACCGTTCCTTGATGGTCTGGAGGACGATCGTCAGGGATCGCTCACCGACCAAGAACTCGTACATCTCCTCCTTGGAGGCCGAACTGCCCTTCTTGGACAGTTCATGCAGGCGGTTACCGGCGTTGGCCGCGAACTTGCGCAGGCCCGTAAGTTCACGGGTGGCGCGCTCGATCTGCCAGCGGCTGGTCGTGCCCTCGTTCAGCATCCGCTGGAGGTCCAGACCCTCCATGCCGGAGATGGCCCGGAGTTCGTCTGCCGTGGTCTGGGCTGCGCGGGCAACCTCCGAGATCGGCCGCTGCGCCTCGGGCAGGGTGGAAGCCAGCGGCTCCCGGGCGATGAAATCATCGATCGTGCGGTTAACCTCGTCCACGCTGCTGAACCGCTCAAGGTTGAGTTCCTTCTCCGGCGGCTTGCCGAGACCGGCCGAGCCGGGAGACGGGGTAGTGCTTCGCAGGATGGGGGCACCGGCGGCGACGGCTGCGCCAGCCCGATCGAAGCCGGGGCCTCGATCCAGCAGATTGGCGAAGACCTTCTCCATGTCCTTGGAGACCTTGACATCGACGGGACTGCCCTTGACCTCTCGGTACAGGCCGATCAGCCAATCCGACATCTTGCGGAACAGGCCCTCAAGCCCGGCGGGGGCTTCCCCGGTCCGAAGGTAGGAGTTGAAGCCTGCGGCGAACCGCTCCTCCGCGTCCACGGACCAGTTCCACTTGCCGTCTGTCTCGGTGGCACCGGACCATCGGGCGGCGGTGTCGATGTCGGCATCGGAGATATTGAAGCGGGCCTCGGCTGCGATGTCCTTGTCGAACAACTGCCTGCGGGCGACATGGGTGATCTCCTCGATCGCCGTGGAGACATCCGGATTGCTCAGGCCGCCGATGATGGACTTGCCGTCCTCGGCGAAGGCGGCGAAGCCTCGGACCTCGCCACCCTCCGCTCCCTGATACAGGAACTTGCTGGCCTCGTCGTACTTGGCGTTCTTGGCGAATACCGCGTTGCCGATCTGGACGACCTCGTCTGCGGCCGTGATCGGGCGCATGGTCTCGCGGTCGTAGAAGTAGGAGTGACGCTCAAGGTCCACGCCCACCTGTCGCCACTCGGTCGGGTTGGACATGGCCTCGTCGGCGAGTGCCTTGGCCTGAGCCGCGTCCATGGGCTTCCACTTGCCCTTGATGGTGGCGATGCTGTCCCGGGCCTTGCCAGCGGCGACGGACAGGGCGGCCTTCTCCTGCGTTCCGAATCGGGCATCGGTGATGACCGCGGTGCTTTCGTAACCGATCGACTTGCCAGCCGAGAAGCCGGACTGAGACTCGTGAATGGAGACGACCCACACTCCGTTGTCCCGGTAGGCGGGGATATCGAGCCGGATGCCGACCTCGTCGCCCTCCTTGAGGGAAGTCGAGGGGACACCGTAGCGGGGAGCCTTATCGGAACTGAGGGCAGCCCGGGCCTGATCGGGGCCAAGAACGGCCGGGACCTCGGTGAGCGGGCGGACGGGCTTGTACTTGTCAACGATCGCCGCGTAGTCCTCGCGGGTGATCTTGCCTTCCTTGAGTTGCTGAGCGGCCTCCTGAAGTTCGGGCACACGCTCGGCGAACTTCTTGCCCTGCTGCATCAGAACGGCTTCCTGCCCGGCAGCCGTCTCATATACGATCCGGGCTTCCTCACCGGAAACGATCTTGATCTTCTTCCGGTCAAGACCCATCCGATCGATCAGGATGTTCGTGGCCTCGGCCTGCTCATCGGTCAGGTTGAAGGCGGTCTTGACCAGTTCGCGCTGCTCACCGCGGATCTTGATCGCCTCGGCGGCCAAGGCCTCGTTGACATCAAGCCCGTTGGACTTGGCGAAGTAACCGGCCTTGTACATCCGGAAGGCGTTGAACAGGCCCTCGGTAAGTCCGCCGATGACCAGACCCTCGATGGCGTTCTTGAGTCGGCCCTCGATCTCGTTGTCATTCTCGTCTGCCGCAAGGTATGCGGTGAACGGATCGGTCAGCCCGGCGTGTTCCCGGAGCAGGTTGCTTAGGCGGGCCTCGTGGCCGTCGAAGGTACCGAAGTCGGCGATTGCGCCGCCCACGGAGCCCTTGATGAATGCCTGCGTGCCCTTCAGGGCGGCGGCCTTCTTGGTCTTACCGGCGACCTTGGCGACATCGATGGCCGTGTCCATGGCCTTGGTCAACTGGCCGATCTTTCCGACCTTGCCCAACTTACCGGCGATGCCAACGCCGGGGATGAACCCGGTCAGGAAGTTGGTGACTCCCTCGGTGACCCCTCCGGCCATGGTCTTGGAGGGCTCCATGAGACCGAAGTAGTCCGGGACATCGTAGCCGAACGCCATGGTGCCGAGATCGGCGACATCGGAGGCTGCACCTAGGATGCCGCGGAAGGGGGCCTTGGCGATGTCCTCGGCATAGTAGCCGATGCCCTTTTCGGCATCCTGAGCAGCAGGGTCAGGAAGATTCCCCTCAACCATGGGATTGCCCATAGAAGAGGAAGCCGGACGCTTGGAAGCCTTCGGGATCGGAAGACCGTATGCCTCGTCTTCAAGAGACTGGAATGTACTCATGTGGTTTACCGGAAAGGCTTGCGATTGCGCAACAGGTTCAGTTGCTGAATTCGGAACGATTCAAAGTCCGCATTGCTGATCGGAAGGTACTCGGTAGCGATAATACCGGACTTTCCTGAACTGCCGGTGTACTCCACTACAGCCTTGTTGAACTCCTCGACAGACTTGAAGTACAGGTATTCGGCGGGGTTCAGACGAGTCGGAGGGATATCAATGCCCTCAGATGTCTTGCCGTTCTTGATCTCGTCCGGAGAGTATCCGATAAATGACTTTGCCGCCCAATAGCGATCAGTCATCAGCGGGCTCTTCACACGAGTCCCGTTGAGTTCCGTAAGGACATAGAGACCGTCCGGACGGATTTCATATAGCGGAACATCAGGGACCTGCCGCGCCGGTCGAAGATTTCCGGGAAGCATTCGCCACCCGCCACGGTCAACGAATGTCTTCGCCGTGGTGGATGTCATTTCATTGATAAGGGCTTCGGCGTTCTTGTTTAGGTTGGCCTTTGCTTCGTTGTGCTTGATTCTGGCGGCGGGATCAGACCTCGCTGCCTCAAGCATCGAATCTACCTTTCCTGCCTCGGAAATCAGTCCTGCCTCCGAAGGCCAAGAGATGTCGCCTTCGGCCGTGAAGGCGGCATTGGCCGCGGTACCGAAATAGGAAGTCCCGGGAGCCCTGAACTGCGAAACTTGGGGATTGACGGTTGCCTGCATTACCCCGGGAACACCGGCTGCTGACATATCAATCGTTTCCTGAGCCTTTGCAGCAGCCGCTCCGCGGAGGAGGTTCACGGCATTGGCAGGAAGTCCAAGGCTTTCGGGATTGTTGCGGATATCCAAATTCAGAGTATCGGCAACATCCGGTAGACGGCGATAAAACTCCATCTTCCGCTGCTCAAGGGTCATAGGAATCTCACCGGGATTGGAGTGAATGGAGGCCCAATCATCACGAAGCCGTGTCAGCATTGCTGCACCAATCCGGCGGGAAAGAGAAGTCTTTTCGTAGCCATCTGGAATCCCAAGTTCACCAAGAACCGTTTCGGTGAATCCAGAAATTTCCGCATCTACTCCCGGCTTTATCGCCGCATCAAACGAGCGGGTCAGATCGAACTGCTCCAGACGGCTCTGGTAGGTTGCCCGCAGTTGGGACTGCTTCTCGCGCACGAGGCGGTCCAAAATCTGGGGCTGTGCCATTGACCGCTCGATCTCATCAGGATACTTCTGCTTGAAGGCCCCACTATTGATCTCAGCGAAGAAGGCATCCATCACATCCGTTGCCGCACGATCCCCGATTGCCGACAACTCTGCGCGGCCGTCAAGAGAAACCTGCTGCTCAGTCATTCCAGCCCACCCGATTCCGGAAATGGAATTTAGCGCGGCCATCATGCGCTGCCGATCGACCTCCTGAAGACCGTTCATCGAACGATTCACCTCAATCAGCCGCATATAAGTCGGATAATCGATGATTCCCAAGCCTTGAAGGGATTCTGCTTGAGCCTGAAACTCAGCGCGAGGGGCCGTCCGAGCGATCTTCATGAGCCTGACTGCGGTGGACTCATCCACGCGCTCTTCCCTCTTTGTCTTGTTGCTCATCTGATCGATCTGGTTTCGGGTCCAATCGACTCCGCGTGCCTTGACCGCTGCCTTGATGTTATCCGGCACATTTATTCCGGAGAGTTCGCGATCAACGAGTGCCCCGATCTGGGTCTCGTCCAGATTGATATTAGGACCCTTCTTGCGCTCTTCCTGAAGAACAGCGAGGATCTTGTCCTTGAGTTCAAGCGTGGTCGTCTGCTTCAACGCCTCGGTGTCCCGAGCCTCGTTCAGTTCAGCCTCCCGGGACCGCTCGTACAACTGGTCGTAGACCTGCTGTAGTTCGGGGCGGTAGCGGTTCCCCAAGGTGCGCTCCCCGACCTTCTCATCGAGGGGGTACCGGAGGAGCCTGAGGGCTCGGTCGTAGTTGCCTTCTGCTGCGGCCCCGCGAGCGGTCGCTATCACGGTATCCACCATGATCTTGTCGCCGTCCTGCCCGCCCTGACGATAATACTCGTCAGTCAGGGCCTTGATGGCCCCCTTCGGGCCGAAGACCGAGGAGATGTCGTGGGCGGTCTCGATGGAGAACTGAAGGCCGTCACGGAGGACTTCCTCGCTCTTCTCCAGCACCTTCTGCCGCCGCGCCGCCATCAGGCGGTCGTAGAACGAGTTATCGGCCTCGGCCCGTGCCGTGGCAGCCCCCTTGTTGATAAAGTAACTGTTCTCGGGAATGCCCGCGTCCTGATACATCTTGGACATCTGCTCCGCGATGTAGGTGGGAGCGCGGACGGTGCCATCGGAGTTATAGGGGTTGCTCAGGTCATCGAGGTTGTTCCACAGGGCGTTCCGGTACTTGTCCCGGACCATCCGCTGGCCATATGCCTCAAGGAACGCCTGATAACGCCACGGGGCGATGCCTCCGGAATTCTCGATGGCCTCGGTGGCCTTGCGCCGCAGGACCTCGGGGTCCTTCTCGGTGGAGGCCTCGTACTGACCGTACTCCCTCTGTGCCGCGATGTTGGCGGCCATGGCATCGGACGCAAGGCGGCCCAACTGCGGGCTGATGCCGCCAAGTGCCTGCGCAACCTGCATGAGGCTAGACGGCTCCGGCTGCCGCAGCATCGGCCGAAAGTATGTATCGATCGGCGTGGCCGTGGGCTGAACGATCCGCGTGGGATCGAACTGCGGAGTCTGTCGCTGGATTGCCATGTGGTGTTACCTCTGGAGGTAGTACGGAGCGGCCGGGGCGGTTCCCTGACCGAACGGACCGGCGCTGAACCCTGCGCGGACCACGGAGCGGTCGAAGGTGTTGAAGTACATGGTCCCGGCGGAGGATGCCAGACCACCGGCAACGCCGATGCCGGTCGCGAGGATGCTCGGGTACTGGACGGGCTGCGGGGTCATGCTCATGACTCGGCCCTGATACTCGCTGCGGGCTGCCTCCTTGGCCTGCTCCAACTGGAACATGGTGCCGCGCAACTGATCCTGTGTCGCCGTCATGTAGTTGTACTCACGACGGTAGTAATCGTTCATGAGCATATCGATCGATAGACCGGACACGCCGCTCTCGGCCGCGGATGCCCCGGCGATCGCCCGGGCCTGTGCTGCCTGACTGGAGATGGCCATCATCTCCTGAGCGGCCTTCTTCTGCTCCTCGATCTGCCTGCGGGAGATGCCGATGTACTGAGAGGCGAGCGCCTGATCGGCGATCTCCTTGTTCATGTCGTACATCTGCTGCTGGTACTGGGCTTGCGCCGAGGCCTGCTGCTGCTGAGCGACATGGGACATGATCGGGGTCGCCACGGAGGCAACGACCGATCCGACGATGGCGGCGTTCATCGCGAACGCCTGAGCCGCCGTAATCAATCCGGGGACTGCTGCGATGATGCACATGGTTTATTCCTTGATTCTCAAGAACTGGTGGAACTCTTCGCCGTTTACTCCGACCGAGGCCGTCTGGATGATCTTGAAGCCGAGCCAGCGGAGCCACTTGATGTGGACATCGTTTCGGGCGTCGGCCCAATTCCAAAGGACATCGTAATCCGTGTGCAGCACGGAGGTCCAATGCTTACATTGCCTCAGGAAGGTGTAGCGGATGTCCTGAATGCGCGAACTCCCTAGAAGCCAGACGCAGCCGATCGACAGGCGGTCATCCTGCAAGGCGGACGGACCGCAGCCGAACATCCCGATAATGTCGTCGTCCTTGACGATCGAATAGCAGGATGTGCTGATGGCCACGCTGTCAATCAGGGCCTTGTCGGGAGCCATTCCCAAGGCCCAACACTCGTCCGCGTCCTCCTTACGAAGATACGGAATGAGCAGGAGTTCGTCGTCCGGTTGCGCCGGACGGACATACGGATCAGACGCGCCGCGAACGAGATTCATAGGAGGCTTCAAGTTCGGCACTCAGGAAGTTGCACGGAAGGTGCGTGTCGTTCTTCAGGGTGATGAACAGTTCATCGTTCTTCCCGTACAAAGGGAACCTGAACGATCCGTATTCTACCGGAACATTTCCGATAACCGCCTGACCGGTCCCGAGAATGTTGCCCGAGAAGGTGTAGTCGAACATGGTGTTCGTGTATCGCTGGACCACCTCGGCCTTGAAGAAGGAGGTGTTGCTATACACGACATTCATCCCGCGCAACTGGAACCGACCGCTAGACAGGGTGACCGGACGCTGGCCATCGGACTGGCGCAGGTACTGGGTCGAGAACTGGTACTTCATGGTGTACTTCTCGCCGACCCACACCGTCTTTCCTTCCCAATTACCGCGGACCTTGATGGTTGGACTGCCGACCGTGAAAGCGGTGATGTCGAGTTCGTAGCCAGCCTCCTGAGAGGGGGTGGCCTGAAGCACCACGGAGATTGGCGCATTCAACTCGACATTGTACGGCAGGGCGAGCGTGGTCTCGTCGGAGGCGGAGTTATAGGCACCGGGAGCAACGGACACAAAGGACCTTCGGTCGAGACAGGTAACGAACTGTGAGTTCTGGTCCTTGCGGTTAGGCTCGACGGTGATCTTCTCCAAGAACATACCCTCGGAGCCGCGCTGGATGACCACATACAGGGAAGAGCGCAGCCAAGCCATGCCTCGGATAATGGCCCCACGGAAGGTCCACTTGGACCACGAGGACTGGATTCGATTCCCATCGGCATCGAACCACTTGTAGATGTACAGGCTGCTGTTGTCCCCGTAGGACTGGCAGGCAAGGATGTTCTCGTGGGTAGTCCCGGCGAGGACCTTCATGTTCCCGGGGATGTACTTCGGGACCTGCGAGGAGATCTCGGGAGCGACCA